ATGTTTGATTTAACGGAAACGTGACATTAAAAAATGTGGTTGTAGATACCTTAGAAAAAGTATTTTTTACGCTTTCTATTGTTCGGGTTAATTTTTTTGGATCGGGTTCTGTAAAGAAAGGCATCTAACAATAAATAGGTAATACAACCATAATATGTATATGATTTATGAGGCAATATTATCAAGGAAAGTATAAGGTAAAGAACTATCAAAAGTACAAAGGTGATCCCACAAATGTCATTTATCGTTCTTCTTGGGAATTAAAATTTTTAAAATATTGCGACGATAATGATAATGTTTTAGAATTTGGTAGTGAAGAAATCATCGTTCCTTATATATCCCCACTTGATGGAAAAATTCATAGATATTTTCCAGATTTTTATATAAAAGTTAAAGAAAAAACCGGAGATGTAAAAAAATATTTAATTGAAATTAAACCCAAAAAACAAGTTATGGGCCCAACAACAACTCCTAAAAGAAAAACTAAAAGTTGGGTAAATGAAGTTAAAGAATATGCTAAAAATAAAGCAAAATGGAAAGCAGCAGAGGAGTATTGTGCAAATAGATTACTTGAATTTAAAATACTTACAGAAGAGGATTTAGGAATATGAGTGATGCACTTAAGGCTTCTGATGAAATACTGGCAAAAAAATATAAGGAATTTGGGGGTAGATTTGTTTCACAAGAATGGTATCGAAATGCCATGTTTGAGGCTTTGAATAATCAACCACAAGAAGATACTACAGATTTAATAGATACTTTTGGGTTACAAGTTGGAAAATTTTATTTCTTTTCATATTCAGCAAAATTTCCAAATAGATATCCATATTGGGATAGATATCCATTCGCACAAATATTAGAAGTTAGGGGTGATGGTAGCGTTTTAGGTGCTAATACTCATTATTTAAATCCGTCATATCGTCAAAGTATTGTTAAGAGTTGGTTAAATAGTACAAATGTTGTTCCAGAGGTTTGTTTGCATACTTATATTAGAACTAATATGAGTAATGTGGTAAGAGTTCCTGATAATGATATAGTTGGATTATCAGGTAAAGAATTCATTGTTGAATCTTTTGTGAACAAAATTGGACGAACAATATCACCAAACAAAGTGTGGGTAGGGTGATAAATAAAAATGAAAGATATGTCTAAGTAATGGCAAGTCAGACCCAGATTAAAAATACAACCATACCAGTAACCGGAATAATTACTCCGAAGGGAAATGGTGGAAAGGTAAGCGTTTCAAAATCTGGACCTGATGCTGGTTCTATTATAACTGCACAAAACGCAGATGGAACTTTTCTAACACACGCTCAAGCAGTTGCGGTTTTTCAAAACTCAGCAAATGCAGCAAAAATTAATGCAGCACTTACAGCATCAAAGTCTACAAAACCTCTTCAAGGTGTTGTTGCAAAACCAGCATATGATCAAAATATAAAATCAACACCAACAGGAGTTCCTACCTCTACAACCAATCAAATTCCAGCAGCAAATGCTGCAAATCCAAAAACTAAAAATAATTTCCCAAAGGGTATCAATACTGGGAAAGTTTATACATTCCCAGTTGATATGCGATATAGTGGGGCAGGTTCTCAGGATCACATTCGTATAATGGGATTAAAATACATAGCGCCTCAAGGGTCAGCAGGTTTTGGATCTGTTTTGACAGACGGTCTTAAATCTGCAAATGCAGGTTTACCACCATCAGGTTATGCATATGAAGGTGAAGTAATTCTTCCAATTCCAACACAAGTAAGAGATAAAGCATCTGCAAGTTGGAGTATGCAAAAAATGAGTCCTGTTATGTCAGCAGGAGTTGGTGCTGTAGCAGCTCCAGCAGTAAAGGCAGCGGGGGGGGATGTACTGGGAGGACTTTCGGACTTTACCACACGAATGTTTAAATCTGGACCTGATTTTTTGGGGGCAGGGGGTACTGAGTTTCGTGAAATAATGGCGGCAACTATGTCATCAGCTTTTCTTGGGTCAGTTGGTTTGACAGGACTGGAACCTAGTGATATCTTGGCAAGAACTACGGGTAGAGTTTCTAACCCCAATATGGAACTTCTTTTTAGAGGTCCAAACATGAGGCAATTTGAATTTGCATGGAAGTTTGCTTGTCGTAGTGCTGATGATGCAAAAAGAATTCGAGAAATTATAAAGTTTATGAAACTGCAATGTTTACCAGAAGTAGAAGACAATACCAATTTAATTAACAGTCCCAATGTATTTTTCATTCGATATGTTAATGGTAATACAAGAATTAAATCATTACCACAACCAAAAATTTGTGCCCTATTAGAATTTGGAATTGATCACACACCAGATGGAATGGGATGGGCGGCGTATGAAGATTCTCATCCAGTTTCAACAGCACTGGTTATGCAATTTGCAGAGCTTACTCCACTCTTTAAAAATGAGATGGAAGAATATTTCCCAGAAGGGGACGACGTAGGATTCTAATATGGCATACTTCAAAAAATTACCTGATGTATTATACCCATCATTAAAAAAGGATATATCCTCTTTTGATTATATAAAAATTAAAAATCTCTTCAAAAGAGCAAAATTACGTGATGATTTTTTAAATGTATTCAGTGCATTTGAGAAATATTCGATTGTGGGTGAAGAGAGACCTGATAATGTATCTGAAAAGATATACAAGGATCCAGAGTATGATTGGTTAGTTCTTATGGTCAATAATATTCAAAATGTGAGAACAGATTGGCCTATGTCTCAGTCAGATTTAAGTAAGTTTCTAAGCGAAAAATATACAAATCAACAATTGTTTCAAATTCATCATTATGAGACTAGAGAAGTAAAAAATTCTTTAGGTGAACTGGTGTTGCCCGGAAAATTAATAGTGGATTCAAATTTCACCCTCAAATATGCGGACGCTGGAGCAACAACAACTTATTCTTCATTGATATCGGTAAGTAATTTTGAATATGAAAATTATTTAAATGAAGAAAAAAGAAATATTGTTATTTTGAGACCAGAGTTTGTAAGAGTTGTAGAGAAAGATCTTAAGAGAGTATTTAAATATGAACAATCTTCTGAATTTGTAGATCAAAGAACTATTAAGACTTATAACCCCAGATTTTCCTAAAAAACCTACAGACAAAAAAAATGGCCGGAATTTTTTTCCCGCCATTTTTGGTTTTAAAAACTTATTTTGAAATCACTCCTCAGCAAGTCTCTGGAAATATGAGAGAGTATCATCCTCATCATCCTCGGATGTGCTTGTAGGAGCACTTTGAACCTCTTCGCTTTCAAAAGATTCATCAGATTTGACAACTGGTGTTCTCTTGATTCCTAGAACAGTATCAAGACGGGTCTTCAATTGATCATAAGACTTAAAGTTTTCTGGACTTACAAACTCCTTGAGAGAATTGCACTTCTTCCAAAGTTTTTCAAGATCTTCATCCTCAAACCCACCTAGAACAGATGGTGTTTCAAATTCAGACTTGTCATAGTTTGGATAACCATCTGCCATGCGAACTTTTAGTTTAAAGTTAGCACCAGTCCAAAGATCAAATGCATCAATACGAGATTCATCCTCAAACTGAGGTTTTAGGGCACTTGAGATCTTCTCAAAGATTTTCTTGCCATACTTATAGAGAAATACTTTACCCTCATTCTCAGGATGAGCAGGATCCTTTACAATGTAAATATTTGAGTAGTAAGAGGTCTTACGCCTCTGTTTGCTAACAACTTCTTGATCAGACTTATTTCCTGTTGCCCATAGTTGTGTGTTAAGTTCTCCCAGAGGATCTTTATGCCCAAGAGTTGCCAAAGAGTTTTCAATATACCACCCCCCAGGCCCTTGAACTGCATAACTCCAAACTCGCACGTAAGGATGCTCTTCACCCTGGGGGGAAGGAAGAAAGCGAATAACTGCATAACCATTACCAGATTTATCGCGTTCAATCTTCCAGAAACGATCATCCCCCATTGAACTGGTCTTGTTCATTTTTTCAACTTCTCTGACCAGTTTGGCAGTGAGATTGCCTAAACGAGATTGCTTTTTAAGTTCAGCAAAAGACATTTGTGTTCTCCGTATACGATGTGTACGATGTGTTTACTTGTTTACTTGTTTACTTGTTTACTTGTTTACTTGTTTATTCTAACAGGTTACTGCTCAGGTGTCAAGACCTGAGACAGTCATGATCAGTTACAAACTGCATTTCCAACAATGCCACCAGTTACGGCACCCAATGGCACAGACCACCAACGATTTGATACTTTTTTAGTTGCCTTATATGCTCCAAATCCCCCTAGAATTGCTCCCAGAGGCGCTGCAGCACAGGTCCGTGGTTGTGCTACTGGTTGAGCATAAGGAGTAGCATAGACGGAACCACCATTGTTAGGGTGATAGTATGTGCCATTTCCACATTGAGTATTATATGCTTGGGTATCTACATTACCTTGAACATAGTTACCATACCGATCATAATAACCAGGAGTATAGTTTTCCTGATATGTTCGGCATACTTGATAGATATTGGTCTGTTGTGCCTGAACTGAAACAGGCACAGAGAACAAAGTGAAAGGAAGAAGAAGAAGTAGTTTTTTCATCTGCAATATGTTTACTTGCTTATTTTAACAGGTTACTGCTCAGTTGTCAAGACCTGATCACGAATAATTTTCTTGTATTCACCTGTCGAAATATTTAGAAAAGGTGAATATTTTTGAATTTTAAGACTGACTGATTCCCATACTGGGTCTAGTAGTTTTTTATCAAACGTGTTCCCGAACAGGAATATTTTATGGTATATGACCAGTGTTTCGATACTAATCTTCCCGCTCAGGAACTTTTTAAGTATGATAGGATGAGATCCATTCTTACACTCAAAAATTGCATCTAAAGAATTTCTAGAAAGTAATTCTTCAGTTTCATTTTTAAATATGTAAGTTAAACTTTGATTTCTTTTTTTCCAATTGGTGTAATTTGTTTCTCCCGAATGTATGATTTCTCCAATCCACAATCTTTGAGGATCAGAGCATTCAATAAAGTTGGAAACAAGATATTCTAGTATCTCATTATCATTTTTTTGTCTAGAAGTTTTTTCAAAAAAAT